GTTGACCTTCTTCATCGCCGCCTGCAAGGTGGCCTTCGCCTCGGCCTTGTTCGTCAGGCCCTCGGTCTGGTCCAGCCGGGCCAGGGCGTTGCGGACGCCCGCGGCGTTCGGCAGCGAGGACGGGGTGTACTTGTACGGCAGCGCCCACGCGGCCTGGGTCGTCTTGTCGCCCGCCTTCTTGCCGGCGCAGATCCCCGCGTAGAACGCGGCCGGATCGTCGGAGTCAGCACCCGCGGACCACGCCTTGGAGGCGTCCCACGGTGAGTTGTCCACCTTGGAGTCGGCACCGAGGAACGTGGCGAGCCCGGCGAGTTCCTCGCGGACGAGGGCCCGGATCTCGGCCAGCAGCCCGGCCCGGTCTTCCATCGGCTTGCCGGGCACGGACTTGAGCTGCTCGCCCGCGGCCGTCCAGTAGTCGTGGTCGGTGTCACCCTCCGGGCAGGCGTCGCAGTCACCGTCGCCGTCCGGGTCGAACCGCTCGTGGTCGCCGTGGGTGCCGGGCTTGCCCGCGGCGGCGTGGACGCGGGCGTTCTCACGGAGCCAGGCCACGAACAGCTCGCCAAGCGCGCCGCCGTCACCGTCCAGCGAGAGCGTGACCTGCTGATCGCTCGCGCCCTTCGCTGCGGTCTTCTTGCCCGTGCCGCCGCAGTCGGGGCACTGCCGGTTGCCCTCATCGATCTTGCCGGTGCCCTTGCACGTCGGGCAGTCCTGGCCGGTGGCGCTGTCCTGCGCACCGTCGCCGTCATCGGGTTCGGCGTGGCTGTGGGAGTGGTTCGCGTCCCCGTTGTGCTGGTGCTCGTGGGAATGCATGCTGTCGCTGCCCTGCGAGCCGTAGGCAGGATGCGGATGGCTGTGGGTGCCCGTCATCGGCTCATGGCGCGCTCCGGCGTCCTGGGGCTGCGGGAGGACCGCGGTGGGCATCTCGCGGAGCCGGGCGGCGATCCGGCCCGGGACCGCGGTGAAGGCGGCCACATCCAGGCCCGGTGGCAGCGCCGCCGCATCGCCGGCCACCTTGTCAGCCAGCCCGGCCGCGACAGCCTCATCGGCGGTGTACCAGGTCTCGGCCTTCATCGCGTCACGCCAGGTGCCCGCGTTCCCGCGGCCGGAGCGGTCAGCGTAGATGTCGGCCAGGTTGGCGGACACCTTGTCCAGGGTCTCGGCCATCTTCGCCATCCCGGCCGCGTCGCCGATGCACCCGCCGCTCGCCTCGTGGATCATCAGCATCGATCCGGAGGCGGCGATGCGCTCCTGGCCCGCCTGAGCGATCACCGAGGCGATGGACGCGGCGAGCCCGTCGACGGTCGTGGTGACGGTGCCCTTGTGGCCGCGGATGGCGTTGGCGATGGCGATGCCGTCGAAAACGTCGCCGCCACCGGAGTTGACGTGTATGTCCAGCTTGCCCTTTATGCCGGAGATCTGGGCTACGAAGTCGCTGGCCGAGATCCCGTCGCTGAACCACCCGCCACCGCCGATGTCGTCGTACACGTCGACTCTGGTGGTGCCGCCCTCGGCGCGGATCCGGCACTTCAGCGGGTACACGCTGCCCATCGCTCACCTGCCCTGTCCGTCGCCGCCTGCTGAAGTGAGGTCCATGAGTCCCGCGCCGGCGCGCCCGCCGGTTCGGCGCTGAACGGGAACGCGTAACGCTGCGTCCCGTACTCGGCGCTCACCGCGGCGAAGGTGACCGGCAGCGGCTCGAGCCGGCCGACCGGATCCGGGTCGCCCGGAGCCAGGTAGGACAGCGTCATGTGGGCCGTAAATCCGTGCTCCGAGGGGAGCGCGATGCCGCGGACGGCCAGCGCCAGCAGTGCGTCCTGCCGCAGCACGTCCAGCGCCGGGGAGTCCACCAGGGCCACGATCACGTCGCCCTCGTCGCCCCCGGTGAACCGGGCGTGGCCCGAGACCGTGGCAGCGACGGGAGGCCGGGCCGCAAGCGCGCTCGCTGCGGCGACCAGCACGAACTGGTCCACGTCCGCGCAGTCCCCGGTGTAGGCGACCGTCAGGTGGATGTCATCCGGTGCCAGGCCGCCCGGTATCGCCAGCTGCTCCGCCACGTCCGGCGGCGGGTACAGCGCGATCATGCACGAGCCCGAGTAGTCCGGCTGCGCGGCGTCCGTCATGGCGGCCAGCACGTCCCACGCGGTCACCGGGCACCAGCCAGCGAGTTCCAGGCCGCGTTGCGCCGCTGCTCGCTCGCCTGCTGCAGCAGATCCTCAAGCTGCGCCCACGCGGCCGAGTCCCAGCCGGCCCGCGCCCGCAGCTGCGCCACCGCATCCTGAGCGCCCTGGCCGACCTCATCTGGCGCACCCCCAGCAGCCGGGGACGCCATCGGCGTCGTCCACCGCGGCGGCAGGGCCGGCACGTCGGTGATGTGCAGGACCGGCTTCATGTCCGGCAAGCCCACGCACTGCAAGACGTCGGCCTGGTCGTAGCCGGCAGTAACGAGAGCGAGAGCCGCGTTGGCCTTCGCGGTCAGCTCGAGATTGTCCTGCTCGCGGTTAACGGGCATTGGGTAAAGGAAGTCGAATTCCACGCCCTGCCCGACCTCGCCGAACAATGGCAGGAACTGGAAATTCAGCACGTCTTTCCACCTGCGAAGACGCGGCGCGACTTTCCAGGCGGCAAAGATTTCCTCGCCCGTCTGCGCGTTCGCCCGGTTAACGTCATCGACCAGCCCGGTCATGATCTTGTGCATGCCGAGCGCTTCCCGGATCCGGTCCCCGCCCGTCGACATCAGGTTCGGGAAGTCCATGTCCTTCGGCGCCGTGCTCGTCGGCACCCAGGTCACGCCTTCGAGCACGGCCACCCGGTGCGCCCGGGCCACGCCGCGGTGCGCGTCCCGCCACCGGTCGGTGAGCTCGTCCCACTCTTCGTCCGACACCCGGTGATCCACCGACAGCACACCGTCGGGGCGCGCGGAGTTGCTGAAGAAGTTCCGGTTGTACTGGCTCGCGTACTCAACCGCGTCGATCTCGGTCATCACCGACTGGATCGGCCCCGTGCCGCCGTAGGAGTCCAGCGGATCCGGCAGCGGGTTGTAGATCACCTCGTCTGGGTCCAGAGCCACGGTCTCGCTGCCGCCCGGCGAGGTGTACAGCCAGCCCAGCAGGTACTTGTCGCGGTCCGGCACCGGCTGCATGCGGTCGGGGCGGACCGGCCAGATGCCGATCGGCATGCCCGCGGACTTGGGCAGCACCCAGTGCGTCTTGCCGGTCAGGTCCTGGTACAGCTGGGAGATCTCGAACAGCCGGAACCGGGACCAGAACCGGTTCGGCGCGGACAGCAGGTTCAGCGCCGGGTGCGCGATGACTTCCTTGCGTTGGTCCGACCCCTGATCCGAGGTGGAGTACCGGCGGCGCCCGTCCTGCGGCTGCTTGCGGAACAGCTTCCACTCCGGGCCGGCTGTCGCCGCGGCGAGCAGGCCGCCGTTGCTGAACGTCGTCCCGTTGCGCCCGTAGGCCCGCAGCATCGCCTCATCCGCGTTGCCGCGGGACGAGGACGCGCGGGGAAGCTGCCAGATCCCGGACTCACCCATGGGGACCGGCGGCCCGGCCGGGTTCGCCAGGGCCAGCGCCTTCCCGATGAGCGACACCGCTAACCCGTGACCGCGAAGTCGAGCGCCAGCAAAGACGCACCGACGACCAGGAAGCCCACTCCCGGGCCCCAGTGGAACGCGCCGAGGTCGGCCGAGGCCAGCGCCGCGGCGGTCATCACGTGCTCACGGGCCACGGCGATGGCCGCGGCGAGCTTCGAGGGCTTCCCTTTGGCGCGCGCTCTGCCCGCAACCGCGGATCCGAGCTTGCCGATGAAAGAGCGCCGGCGGGGAGCACCCTGCAGGGTCGCGGCGGTCACGAAGCCGCTCCCCGGCGCCACCCGGCGTGGCACCGGAGAGCGCGGAGGCAGCCCCTGAAAGCGCCGACCGGCACCAGGTCCCTCCCTGCACATCAGCCGCGAGACACCCGACCGGGTGATAGCGGCTGGTCCTGGCAGGAAGCATAATTACGGACATCCGGAACCCAGGTCTTATCGTGTCCGGAATTACAGAATCCTTAGCGGATAACCGCTGCACATAGAGGGGAACTGCCGTACATGGAGGCACTCCGCAGCGAGAAAGTGACGGTGAATCTCACGGCCGAAACGGCGCGCTGTCTTGACGGCTTCGCCGGCGACCACAACTGGACCCGCTCCACCGCCGCCGACGTCCTCATCCGGCGCGGACTGGAAGTCGACAAGCGCGAGCAGGCCCGTGGCACCGCTGCGTGACGGCCAGCGGTGAGAACCCAGCACCTGCAGGACGCCGACGAACTCCTGCTGCCCGCCATCCGCGAGGCGATCGCCGCCCTCAATCTCACCGATGAGGACGCGGGCACTGTGAAGTTGGCCGAGCAGTACGCCCGCGCTATCGACGGGGCCGGGCGGCACTGCGGCGGCTGCGACGACGCGGACTGCAAGCGGGAGAGCAACACCTGGGCGATGAGGTGGATAGCACCGCTCCTGCTGGACGCGCTCGAATCGCTCGGCGCGACGCCGCTGGCCCGCTCACGACTCAAAAAGGATGCCCCGGCCGGCCCGCCGGGCCAGCTAGCACAACTGCGCGCATCCCGTGCCAGCCGCCGGACATAAGCGGCGGACGCGCTGCACTGCCAATGGCTGCCGCAAACTCGCCCCGGCTGGCCGCAAACGCTGCGATGACCACAAGCCAGGAGCCGGCAAGCCCGCAAAGGAACCAGGGAAGCTCTACGGCTGCACCAATCCGCGGCTGTTCACGCCACCGCTGCGTCCCCTGACCGCCAATACATCGCTTGGGTACGAGATCATCCAGTTTGCGGAGATGATTGGTCACCCGCTGTATCCATGGCAGGAACAGGCTGTAATCAGATCCATGGAACTGCTGCCCGATGGCAGCTTCAGGTTCCGCATCATCGTCATCCTTGTGGCGAGACAAAACGGCAAAAGCCACCTAAAACGGATAGTTTCGCTGTGGCGGATGTTCATGTACCCCGGCAGCACGATTCTCGGCGTCGCGCAGGAGCTTTCCCTCGCCCGCGAGCAGATGCTTTTCAGCCTCGATGCCGTCCGAGGCTTCCCCGAGATGGCCGCCGAGCTCGAGCATCACCACAAGGTCAACGGCGATGAGTGGTTCAGGATCGGCAACGGCTCCCGGTACAAGATCGCGGCGACCAACCGGTCGGCAGGCCGCGGCCTGAGCGTCGATGAGCTGACCTTTGACGAGATGCGCGAGCAGCGGAACAGCGACGCGTGGAACGCCCTCTTCCACACCACCATGGCCAGGCCCAACAGCCAGATCTGGGCCATGTCGAACGCCGGGGACGATCAGAGCCAGCTGCTCAATAGGCTTCGCGAAAGCGCGCTATCTGGTGCAGACCCGACAATTGGCCTTTTTGAGTGGTCGGCGCCAGATGGATGCGACCTGGACGATATTTCCGGGTGGCAGCAAGCCAACCCGAGCATGGGCTACAAGATGAGCGAGGCAAGCATCCGCACCGCGAGGCACGCCGACCGGCCGCAGGACTTCAGGACTGAGGTTCTGTGCCAGAGGGTTGAGCAGCTCGACGGCGCGATCGACCTGGCGGCGTGGCGGGACTGCTCCGACGCCGGCGGAAGCCTCGAAGCGTACCGCAGCCGCCTGGCCGCGTGCTTTGACATCGCCCCTGATGGCCAGCACGCGACTCTTGTCGTGGCCGCGATGCTCCCTGACGGCCGCCCTCGCGTCCAGGTAGCCGCTGCGTGGAAGTCAACCGAGGACGCGCGGGCTGAACTGCCGGGCCTGCTCGACAAGATGAAGCCCCTGGCGATCGGCTGGTACCCAACCGGGCCCGGGGGCGCCTTTGCGGCCATGCTGCGGCGCCGTCCGGGCTCAACCGAACTGTCCGGCGGCAAGGTGGCCGAGGCGTGCCAGGGGTTCGCGGACCTCGCTGGGGCGCGCCAGATCGTCCACGCGGGCGAGATGATCCTTGACGAGCACATCAAGGGCGCAATCAAAGTGACCAGCGGCGATGGCTACCGGTTCGCCAGGCGCGGGGTGGGTCACGTCGATGCGGCGTATGCAGCAGCTGGTGCGGTGTACGTGGCACAGAACATGGACGAGCCGCCGCGGGCACGCATCCGCATTCTTGGCTAGCCATGCGGAGCGATGGTCACCGTCCCCGGTGGCGATGCATAAACATGCAGGCCGCGCCACGCTGACCGATGCGCAATGGGACGGATTTGTTCGAATGATTCGAACAGGCCCAACCACCCCACGTTTCGGAGGGAGACACGGGAACGGGCTGGCTCTGACGTTCCCCTTCGCTGCTGGACTCTTGATCATTTTCTGCATTTTGACTACATAGTTGCAGGTCAGAGGCATGATCACTGATCATGACCGTGCGCCGTGCGTCCGTGACCTGCACTAATGCAATCGGCGGTACCCTTACAAGACTGCCCGCATTGCACTATCGAACACGCTCTCGAATTTCCCGGCACGATATGCACGGCGCCTGCATATCTATGCACTCAGCTCCCGCTACCAAGTCATCCGCGGAATGTGGTCTGGGTCTTTCGCCTTGCGGTATCCGCCACCCTGCTGAGCGGTGATCTTCCCGTGGCAGGACTTGCAGACGGCGCGCAGGTGCCTGTGCTCAGGATCAGCGGCGAGGCCATAGATGTGGTCGGCCTGCGAAGCCGCTCCCTGGCAGTCTTCCAGGCGAGCCTCGCAACGTCCCTGCGCACGTCTCAGGCACTCGGCGCTGGCACGTCGCCAGGCGGCAGTGCCGTAGGCGGGATTCTTCGGTGCGTCTTTCCAGGGCATGGTCAGGCTGCCGACAACGGTTGAGGACGCTCGGCACGGCTCAGTCTCCGGCGGCCCATCCGGGTTTCAGCCGGGACGACGGTCTTCATAAGGTTGGTCACGCTCGAGATGCTGCTATAGCCGAGCTCGTCAGCGATAGCCCGCAGGGTATGCCCGGCGTCGTGCATCTCCACGGCTCGCCAGGCGCGGGCCGTAATGCAGTCATCGCAGACTGAATGGTTCGGGCCGCGGCTGCCCAGTGGGACCGGTGCACCGCACTGGCACAGTTTGGGCGGCTTCGGCATAGACGAGCCAGACATGCCGTATGGCCGGGGTACAGGCACATAGCCGATCCGCTCAGCGGCGTACGATGCGCCTGTGGCGCTCTGGTAGCCGGTCTGTCTGGCAACCTCGGCCCAGGTCAGGCCGCCAGCATGCAGTTCAGCTGCGCGCCTGCCAGTCGCCTCGGTGCAAGCAGGGCACATGAACGTACGGCCTGACGCCGGGTACGTCGTGCCGCAGGCGCACCGGCACAATGGCTGCTGCCGACCGCTGGATATGTCGCGTTCTACCCTGCAGGGCCGGCAGCGCTTCCGGCCCTTTCCTGCCGCCTCCATGTTCTCTGGAACCCAGGCGTGCAACCCGCTTCCGCACATGGCGCGAAGACGGCCGACCGGGATGTCAGGACCCTCGGCCCAGAGCGTGAGTTGGCCCGTGAAGTCGCTGCCGTCTTTGGGCCGATGCTGATTACACGATCTGCATATGATCCGGACATTCCCATGGGTATGCGTCCCGCCCATGATGATCGGCAGGATGTGGTCCAACTCCTTGCTATTGGGCAGGTGCGGCTTAGCTGTCATCCGTACCTTGCAGAGCGGGCAGTTGCGCGCCATGCGGCGCATGTCGGCTTCCTGCGCTGCCGTGATGTCCGATACCGCGGCCCGCTTCATGTGCTCCCTGTTGCGCCCCTTCGCTCTGGCTAGCTCGCGACGGCACTCATCGCGCCCGCACGTGGCCCTGAGCCTGCCAACGGTGAAGTGCTCGCCGCAGATCACGCAGTCGCGGATGACGAGCTCGGGAACGAGCTTTGGCGCCGATCGGCGGCAGGCGGGTGAGCAGTAGCGCCGTGGCCGGCCACGGCTCAGCGTCAGCGGGAACGGCTTCCCGCACCAGGCGCACGGAACCGTTTCGGGGGCCGGCGCGACAGGCTCAATCCGCGACATTGACTCCGCGAATGCCAGAAGGGTGGCCACGTCACAATTCTAGGTAATGGCACCGACATTTTCGCGCTTATGTTCCCGTGTCAGGCCGCCTCGGCGCCAGGCCGGCGGTTGGTGACGCGCACCGACTGCAGGAACGGCTCGCAAGCAGCGTCCTGGCGCCATATCGCGCAGCAGCGAGTGCAGAGACCGAGCCAGTACCCGCGCTGGGTGCGCCACCAGTAGACCGCTTTGCGCTGCTGGCGGCCGATGATGCCCGCGCAGCACCAGCACAGCTCCAGATCCGGCAGCGTGATGTCACCCGAGGCCACCAGCTGCAGGACGCGCTCAGGGTCTGCGGTGTTCATGACGAAAGGCTAGAACGTCGGCGAGAGGGCAGCGGCGTGGCACGCCAGAAGGTCACCCTCCGCAACGTGCCGATCGGTGCCATCAGCCAATTCCTGGCACTCAGCTAACGCAGCGTGGCCAAAACGGCCGGATGGTCACCCTCCTGGGATCAGCGAGATGCGGATCGGTGCCAAGCTGGGCTCATACTCAGCGCCTTCGCGCCAGATCGCGCAGCAACGGACGCACAACCGCGTCTCGGCCTGAACCGGCTGCCCATAAGCCGTCGCCTGGCTGATATCGGCCATCGTCCAGACGTACTCGGCCGGGACAGACTTGCCGCTCTGAGCACAGCACCAGCAGCCAGTCACCCTCCGCAGCCTAGAGCACGCCCCGGTGAGTGCTCCAGACGGTCAGCGGGCCAGCTCGGTCAGCGCCTTTTTGACGGGCAGCTTGGCGAAATACCCGGCACCGAACGCGATGCACTGCAGCACGTACCAGAACTTCTCAGCCGCTGTCATCTCGGCCAGTCCGGCCTCACTCAGCGCCTTCTTGGCCGGGACCTTGGCGAAGTACGCAGCGCCGAACGCGATGCAGCCGAGGATGTACCAGAACGAAGCGGCGGCCGACATTGACGGGAACCCCGGTGGCGTGGTGCGGGCGGGTGCGTATGACCCCTGCGGCGGCTGGACCGGGAACTCGTCGTGGCGACCACCTGGAGACGGCAGAACGGGCCGGCGTTCCGGCCAGTCGACCTGCTGCTGCGGCTGCCTGTGGGGCTGGGCATGGCTTGGCTGATGAGACACGGGTGCTCCTAATGCCGGGTGGTGGTGGCAGTAAGACGCGGCAGGACCGATGACGGATGACAGGTCGCTCACGGTATGGCCCTCCGCACCGGCACGATCAGTTCCACGTCGACCATCCCGCCAGCCACGCCAGCGAACTCCCTGACCAGCTCGCGTGGCCAGCCTGCGGGCAGCAGGCCCTCGTCGGCCAACTTGACGAACAACTCGCGGCGCATGTACTGGCGGACGCTGTCGCGGACGTCCCGGTGCTCCCACATGCCGCTCTGGACGGACTGGAGGCTGCGGTACTCGCCGTCAGCGCACTCAAGGACGTGGCGGGCGACCTTCTCAGCAGCACTGTCAGCGATGTGCACGCCTGCGTAGCGCCTGGATGCAGCCTGGACGGCGGCGACCATCTTGAGCGGGATGGGAAGCTCTGGCGCGGGCTCGGCCATCACCGTGTCCTCTTCGGCTCAAGATTGATGACACGCACCGTGACGCCGGGATAGCCAGAGTGCCAGGTGACAGGCAGGTACTCCCGGCCGCTGCTCTTTGCGGGTCGTATGGCCTCGCTCACGTAGTCCTCAGAGCCGGGCTCTGACCAGGCGTGGTAGCCGTCAGGGCGCAGTTCGGCCCGGACCATCCCGGTACCTCCGGGGGCCC